GACTTATAGCTTGTTGATACGCGTGTGGTTGACGGCGCATAAGGCGATTTAGACGTTCCTTTGGGAGGCATGTCACTTTTTCCGTGTTTTGGCTGATTTGCGGAAGGCGGCGGCGGTCGGAGCGCCCTTGGTGCCCGGTTTGCGCATCTTTTCGCCCGATCCGGCGGCAATGCGGGCCTTTTTGGCGTTAATGTTGGCGTAAAGACCGGGTTTTGAAGCCATTTTCAGCACTTCCACCTTCTCATGGACGCCTTGGCACGCTCGGCGTTGGCAGACTTGGCCACGACACCGCCCATGCGGGCGCAGAAGCTGGCCTTGCGGCCCTTGTCGGCCTCATTACGCGGATTTGGCGCAGGAGGCTTGAGATTGGAGCCTGTAGCGCGGTTGTACTTGGCGCGGCCCTTGGCAGTGAGGCCAGCACCTTTGGCGACGGACAGCTTCTCGCCCCGTCCTACTGACAATGACACGCCCTTGCGAGCCATTAGCTGCCCATCCAACTCGTTAAAACGCCAGACCGACCATACGACCGCCTCGGCTGCTTGTCAACGGTCGGCGTCCGGCTGCCGACAGGGTACGCGAAGGTTACCGCGATGGCGTCGGCAGCGTCGGGCGAGGCCAGCCCGCGTGCCTTCATCTCCTTCTTGCCCTCCAAGAAGATCGTACCCTTGCTGTCCGGCTTCATCCTGGGCGACGTCAGGTCGGACTTGAGCAGCTTGTCCGCCGGTATCGACGCCGTCTTGAGCCAGTCACGCATGACGCCCCACATCTCGGCCCGCTTGTTGCCGTACATGATGGGCTTGACCGACTTGTTCCCAAAGTTGACGCCCTTGATCTTGTAGCGCTGCTCCTTCAGGCGGTCCACGACGCCAGCACCCAGTCCCCCCTCGTCGATCACGACGAGCGCCGGGTTGTACTCCTCGATGGCCTCGATCACGCGGCCGACGATCTCCATCGTGTCGTCGCCCCGGTAGCGCTTGATGGCGTTCAGGTCGCGTCCCTGCCGGACGGCGATGACCGTCGCGTCCGCCCCGAACCGGGCCGGATCGACGCCGATGATGACAGGGGCGGTAGCGTCCTTGTAGCGCGGTCGCGCGAAGGCGTCATCAACGAGATAAACGGGGATGAACTGGTCATCTCCAGCACTGGGAAACTCACCGTAGACCTCGACGTGAGCCTGAACGCTGTCAGGACCGTACTCCTGGATGATCTGCTCATAGACTGCCTTGTCCGTTCCTTCGACCGACCGGGCATCGACCGTCTTATTGCGCCAGAAGTCCCGCTTGGCGTTGAACGCCTCGTAGAAGTACCCGGTGTTACGGCGGGGGTTTGAGAATGCCAGCCAGAAGCGGTGCGGCGTGTTCTCCGTAAAGAAGCCCGCCGCCACCTGCCAGATGGCATCGGAGATGCCCGAGGCCTCGTCGAAGATCAGCATGACGCCGTCGAAGTTGTGCACGCCCGCGTAGGCGTCCGGGTTCTCCTCGGACCACAGCCGGCCCTCGACGCCCCAGTAGCGCGTGCCCTTCTTCAGGTCGCGCTCAACCAGCTCGGCCAGCCACTTGGCGGGCGCAACACGGGTGGCACTCACCTCGAACCAGTGGCTGTTCAGTGAGAGGGCCAGCCATTTGGTGATCTCAGCCCATGTCACCGACCTGAGCTGCGTCTCCGAGTTGGCCGACACGATGGTGGTGCTGCCGATGCGGGTGGTCAGCATCCAGATGACCAGCCAACTGACCAATGCCGACTTGCCGATGCCACGGCCCGACGAGACGGCCGCGCGGAACACCTCGTAGTCGATCTTGCCGTCGTTCTGCTTGATGTGGGTGCCCAACTCCTGCAACACCTCGCGCTGCCAGCGCCGGGGGCCGGAGAAGTTCTCCAGCGGCGTGCCGGGCTGACCCCACGGGAACATATACAGTACGAACTTGTACGGATCGTCCTTGATAGTTGGCGACCACAGGGTCGCCATGAGCGTCTGCTCCTCGTCAGCGGAGTAGATGGGCGTCTGCACGCTGCTGCTCCTCTGCGACGTCCGTGGCCGTCAGCTCTAGCACGCGCTGCTGCGCCTGCTCAAGCGCTGCAATGATCGAGATCTTCTGCTCGACCTGCACCTGGATTGACTGCGGGGCCGACCACTTGTGTGCGTACTTGAGCACCTCAAGGGCCGCCTTGGCGTCGCCCTGCAGCGCGGCGTCGTTGAGGACGGTCGCCATGGCCATCTCGCCATCCGCGCGGCCCTTCTGTTCGGCATACTCCGCGATGGGGTCCATCTGGCAGAGGCGCCGGTACTCGGTCGGCGTCATGCCCGCCGCAAGGGCCAGCGTGTCGCCCTTGAGGCCCATGCGCGCCGCGCTGTAGATGGCCTCCAGACGCGCCTCGGTGGCGGTCAGCGGGCGCGGCTCGTAGGGTAGGGAGTGGAAGGTCATGGCGCGCAATCTAGCACAAGCCGTGTGCTTTTCAAGTGACAAGAAGTGTTTGGCCGTTTGCCGAAAAATAAAAAAGTTTTTGTGACCCCTGGCCACAGCAACAGCAGCGGGCCGCTGGCCCTGTCCCCCCCCCTCCTTCGAGGCCGCCGGCCAAAATCAGCCAGCCTGGCAGCACCCAGCATGTAGGAATATAGTTCTATGCTAGCGGGGATTGTGGTATGCATCTAGTGGTTGCGTGTCATGTGCTCGTGGCCATTTGCCTTTGGACGCGAAACTCTTCATCTGATAGGCCACCGTGGTACCATTCTGCCCTAGGGCTCATGCGATACGTTGCCAGCTGTTTCCTGTGCGGGCAAGTCAGAAACAGATACAGAACCCCTTTAGGTGTGCGGCACGCCATGCCGTGCGTGCGCACTGGAAGCTTAGGTGTGAGCAACTCCAAAATGGCGCGCCATTGGTTGCGCGTCATGTGCCCGTCAACGACGGCAGACGCAAGCCACATTTTCAACGCGTACTCATCTGCTAGGTCTGCACTGGGCAATATGGGCGTTCTCTTAGGCATGTCATATCTCCAAAACTGACAATTTACATATAAGCGTAAACTTACAGTTTTGCAAGCGCCAACGTGGGAGGGAAGGTGACGTGGCGTCACCGTGGGGTACCGTGGGCAATTTAGAATTGCCCCTTTCACATCGCGGCGGCTCACAACTGTAATTTTTACAGCCATACTATATATTAGCACTTTCTAATATATAACTAATCAGTCTTATAGAAGTAAAGATTACCCATATTACCCATCAGCCGATAAAATATGGCTTTCAGCCCCTCCAACATCGCCCCGGTTGTTACCCCGCGCATGCCCCCGTTTTTACCCCACGAAAAAACGCCGCGATTGCGTCGCGGCGTTGCTTTCTACACGCATGCGTGTAGCATACCTGTTTAGCGCTTGTCAATCGTTCAATGCGCGACCAATTGTCAGTTCAATATCGGCGCACAGCTTGACGCGGGCGAACATGAGCGGCGCCTTGCGCCGTACCGACGCCGGCACGCGGCGGCCGGCGCGGCCGAGCTTGTCAATCGCGTCAATGTCCGCCACTGAACCATCGGGATTGTACCAGATCGAGAACTTGCCGGCGCTGCAGCAGAACCGAACGTCGTGCGCCACATAACCACCGTTTGAGAACTTGTGAGCTTGCATTGTCGTGTTCCTTTCTGTGTTGATATGTGCAAATCTACAGCACAGAAAAACGCATGTCAACAAAAATTAGTTGTTGACATGCACGACGGTTCCGCTATTCTCCACATATCAACACAAGCAAGAAAGGAAACGACAATGACACATGAACAATACGAACAGCGCGCAAACGAAATTGACGCATGGGCCAAGGCTCAATATGAGACCGGCAAAATGTCCGAGGATCAAATCGAGCGCGCGGTGGAGCGCATGTATGACGCGTTGGACGACGCGTACATGCCTGGCCGGCACGCGGGTTTCACAGGTGCGCAATCGCTGTCTGATTTCGTGGAGGAATAACAATGCGCAATTACTTTCCGACGCTAAACGACGCTCTAGAAGCTGAAAACCTGCTTTCGGCATGGGATTGCACTAGCCCGCCAATCCAATACGGCGAAACGCGCGCTTGGACATATGAGGATGGCACGCGGTATGGCCGACAGATCTCGATTTACCGAAACGAGCGCGGTTATTACGAGCGCCCGGTGCATTATGCCCGCTAAAGCCTAGATAGACCGGCGCCAAGCGCGCCGGTTCACTAGACTTTAGACCGTAAACCCTAAACGAAAGGAAACTAAACTATGCTTATCGCCACTGATCTTCTCAAGGCTGCCCTGTTTTGCGCTTCAACCGAGGAAACGCGCTACTATCTCAAAGGCGTGCACCTGAGCACCTCGGGCCATATGGTGACGACCGACGGCCATCGCATGTTCGTGGCGCGGCTCAATGACAAGCCAGCCGCCGACGTCATCATTCCGCTTGCCGACGTCCAAGCCGCGCTTAAGCTCGCCGGCGCTCGTTGCCAAGAGATCGAGGTGACGGCCGACAAGATCGGGCAGATTGCCTACACGGCCGTAGATGGTACGTTCCCCGATTGGCGCCGCGTCGTGCCCACGGGCGAGGAAACGCCGGCAAAGGACAAGCCCGAGGATAGCGCGGCACATGTGCACTTCAACCACGCCTATATCGGCGACCTGGCAAAGATGGGCAAGGCGCTAGGCGGCGCCTCCATGTTGCACCCGTGCTCAGTTTCTCACCCATGCCTGGTGACGTTCGGCGAGCGCGCCGACTGTTTCGCCGTGCTTATGCCAATGCGCCGCACGATCGACCGTTCCGCCGTGCTCACCCGCAACGTCGTGATGGCCGGCTGACAACTAACTATTGACGGGGCGAGCAATCGCCCCGTATACTCTCCACATATCAACAGGAAAGGAAACGATACTATGTCTTACAATGGCTGGAAGAACCGCGAAACCTGGCTCGTTAACATCTGGTTTGGCGATTGCTGGACCATGATGCAGGAGGACGGCGTCGCAATTACGCCGGAGTTTATTCAGGCTGAAGTTGAAAACTACCTCGATGAAACGCTCGGACGCGGTAACGGTGACGCTGGGTTTATCCGCGACATGATGGACATGGGCGCAATTGATTACGACGAACTTGCCAGCCATTACGCGCCGGAGGAAGACGTCGATGCTTAAAGACATCGCCTTCCTGGCGCTACAGCTTGCCAAAGTCGCGGCGCTGTTGCTCGCATCCTACGCTTTCCTTTTCACGTTCATGCTCATCACACCATAGGAGGAACCATCATGTTCTACGTACCCGTAACCATAACAGTCTGCAAAGACGACGTGTGCCTATTCGAGACCGATTGCGAAGCGCGCATTGATTACGATATATTCGACGGCGTGCCTGACTGGAACGTCACAGAGTTCCATTTCAGCGACAAGGGCACATACACCAAAATCGCGCCGCATGAACCG